GCGCAGTCAGCTCCGGCGCAGTCAGCTCCGGCGCAGTCAGCTCCGGCGCAGTCAGCTCCGGCGCAGTCAGCTCCGGCGCAGTCAGCTCCGACGGCAGCGTCAAACGCCGCGCCCCCGGGGGGCGTTCTGAATAAGGCCGCCGCTCTGAACTCCCTCGCCGGTTCAGACGATCAGCCGCCTATCGAGAGTGGCGTCATGGACGCTTACAATAACGCGATGAGCGGCTAGGAGCGTCATGGACGCCGTTGCTCCAGCTTCGGGGCCCGCTGACTCCACGCCGAGGCTAGGGCCCGAGTACTTTGCGCCCAATCCCCGGGACGCGCAGGCTCCACAAATTCCAGCCAACCAGGCTGCCGACTACGCTCGGGCGGGTGAGGCTGACGCGCCGAATTCGCCCCCGGCTCTGCGCTCGTTCTGGGATTCAACCGGATCGCAAGACTCAGGCGGAGCGCCAACTGCTGCGCAGACTCCTGGTAGCTCGACCGGGGCTCCCTCGGGCGCTTCCGCCTTGCGCTCATTCTGGGACGACGGGTCGCCGCCTGCTAAGCCGAAGCAGACGATCGGGACAGCTACAGCCGCGCCAACAAAGCAGCCGGGGTTCTTTAGCGACGTCGCGGCGACCATGCGTGCAGATGTCCAGAGGCTCGTGGGCGGCGTACAGAAATACCGCGGTGAGTCCACTGCCGACAGCGCCCGCCTTCAGTATTACCAGGCGCAGGTTCTGCCGGATGCCGTGCGTAGAGCGCAGCAACAGAATATCGCGCTCACAGATGATCCTACGGTGCAGCAGGCCGCCGAGACGCTATTCCCCAACCTTCCTCCGGCATTGGCGCGTTCCCGGTTCGCGCAGGATTGGCCGAAGTACGTCAACCTCTCTCCCGACGAGCTCGCAAAGATCAAGGAGCAGGCAGCGCAGGACGCAGCGTCCGGAGAGGAGACCCTGACTGCAGGCAGCCGCGCGCGAGCAGCCGCGGGGCAGACTCAGAGAGACATCGCTGAGCGATACAAAGATCGCCCCATAGCAGGCAATGTGCTGGATTTAGCAGCGAACGCTCCCGACATGGTAGTGGGGTCCTTGCTCTCCATGATCCCCGTCGCCGGAGTGGTTATAGGACCGACGTTCTTCGCGAGCGACTACGGTATGCGCGCGTACTCGGACGCGCGAGATGCCGGGATGGATGACGCGCATGCGACGGGCTACGGCATTGTGTCGGCTCTCATCGCCGCCGGGCCGCAAGGCCGAGTGGCGAGCGTTCTCAGCAAGTCGCCTGCAGCCAACCAGGCCCTTGAGAGTCTGCTCAGCAAGATCATATCGCGCTCCGCGGCCAGCACAGTTGCCAAGGCTGGCAACGTGACAATCGAGCAGTCGATTGCGATGGCTCTGCAGAATGCGCTACAGGGCGCCGTCGATAAGGGAACGGTCAGCCCGAACATGTCGTTTGTCGACTGGCTGAAGCGAGTAGGCGCTGGTGCCTTGCAGGGTGCCGAGTTCGGCGCAGCAACCGGGGCCGCGCATGTTGCGCTTCACGGGCCCGGTGACGCTGCTCCACAGCCAGCAACGCAAGCAGGGGCCCCTCCCGCTGCTGCAGAGTCGCAGCCGACGCAGCAGCAGCCAGCAACCACAAAGCAGCCTGCAACGACGCAGCAGCAACCCGTAGCAGCCGCAGAGCAGCAACCCATAGCAGCCGCAGAGCAGCAACCCATAGCAGCCGCAGAACAGCAGCAGCAGCCTGCAACAGAGCAGCCGGCGGCAGACACAGCGCAGCCTTCGCCCGTCGAGATCTACAAAGACGTCAAACGCGCAGACACAATCGAGCAGCTCAACAAATCTAACGACGCGCTCAACACTGTCGCGAATCAAGCCAACCCAGCAACCCGGAAGGTAGTTGAAGAGCCCGCCCGAGACGCCGTGGAGCTCGCGCAACAGGACGCAGCCAAGGGTGCTGAAGAGGACGGCGGAGACAAGCTAGATCAAACCAAAGCCGCCATCATGGCCACCGCCGAGGTGGGTGCTCACTTTCATGCCGCAGAGGTTCAAGGCAACCGGGAGGCCGAGGCGCGGCACCGCGCCGATATCGAAGAAGCAAACCGGCAGCAGGCGGCCGCACAAGGTGCACTTGCCGCAATTCGCGAGAAGAACCGCGCGGACACTCCACAGGCGCCGACGGAGCCTCAAGGAGCGCTCACGGCGCGCCGAGCCGCGGCCGCAAAGGCCGCCGAGCAGCCGCTGCCATCCTTGCACGAGCCGATGACTCCCGAGCAGCAGGCTGAATCCGACCGGCTTGCCGAGCTTAGAAAGCCTGCAATACCGAAGACAGTCAAAGAGAAGATGCAATCGCTTCGTGACAAAGAGTCTGGGCGCTTCGCGGATGCCGAGCCTGAGGCAGACCGTCCTGCAGGCGAATCAAATTGGAGCGTTGAACGATATAGCCAACTCCCTGAGTCACGTGGCGGCCGGATCATCGCTACCGACATAGCCAGGAAGCTGGACCCCCGGTACGTCGCTGACCCTACCGCGCACGCTGATGACACGACTGAGCCCGCGCGCCAAGTTACCGACGCTGCATACCATGAGGCCATCAACGATCCCGACCGCCCCGGGCGTGTGCTCCTGACTGCAGGCGGCACCGGTTCGGGCAAGACGACCTGGCTCCATCATGCGCTTGAGGGCGAAGCACATCCGCCGGCGGTGGCCGTCGACAGCATCCTTTCACACTACCCCAGCGCCCGCGCCAAGATCGACGCGGCACTGGACGCTGGGCGCAACGTGCAGGTTCACTTCGCCGATAGGAATCCTGAAGAAGCTTACCGCGATGGCGTGTTGCCTCGTGCCATGGAGATCGGGCGAACCGTCAGGGTAGACGCGCACGCTGCAGCCCACGCCGGGTCGCGAGAAGTGTACAAGCGGCTGCAGAATGACTTCAAAGGCGACCCGCGGGTGCAGTTCACCGCCTCTCGGGGCGGCGAGGAAATTGATCCTCGCTCCGTCTCGGAAGCCGCCGATACTGGTATTCTACGTGCGCGGCTCAAGGCCGCTCTGGAGGCAGCACATGACCGTGGTCAGATTTCGGACAAAATCTACGAAGCGAGCCGTGAAGCTCGACCAGACGACGCTGCTCGAGCACCGCAGGAAGAGCCATCAGATGGCGCAGCGCGGGGCGGCGGGTCTAGCGAAGGAAGTGGCGAAGCCGATCAAGGAACGCCGGAAGGTCTACTAGGGCGCGAAACGCTCGCAGACCGCAGGGCGCGGCTCGCAGAGCCGCCTACTGAGCGAGAGATGCTGGCAGCCCGCTCTCTGCGGGCAGATGATGTTCAGCACACCGTCGGCTCCGACGGGCTAACACACACAGCCGAATCACCAAACGGAAAGACAGTGGCCCGCGCGCTGCCTGAGGGCGGCAACTGGCAACTGCAGAGCACAGAAACACGTCCGGGGGCGAGAGCGCAGGGCGAGGCCACGGCCCGCACCGAACGCCTCGCGAGCGAAGCGAACAAGGCCGGTGTTCATCTCGAAAGTGGATCCCGCGTAAGTCCTGCGGCTCAACGAGTTTGGAGCGCACTGAAAGAAAAAGGCTGGCCGGTTAAAACTTCGCCGCACGATATCGATCCCTCTACCGGCGAGGCCATCAGCCGAAGCGAGCTCAAGGGCGTTCATAGCATTACGGGCCCGAGGGACTTGTCGAATCTCAACGGCATGGCGCTCAAGCGCCTTGCAGCGCAGGGCGACACCGCGGCTCGCGATGAGCTGGCTCGTCGCGACGGCGAGTCGGACGAGAAACCGACCCTCGCTGACAGGCGCAAACAGGCCGCCGAACAGCGCGAAGCCGCGGGCTCGCGGCCCGAGCGGACGCTCGCTGACAAGCGCGACGACGCCGCGAGAAAGCGGGAGTGGGAGAACGCCCCCCGGCAAGCTCCGCCGCTGACGAAAGAGGCGGTGCAGCAGCATCTCTCCGGGCTCATCGCGAAGATGGGTGATCGGCTGAAAGTGCACAGCACGCTTTGGGACGACGATGTGCCGCAGTCAGCTCGCGATCAAGCGGCGGCGGGCCACCATGACGAAGTGAAAGGATGGTGGGATCCGAAAGATGGGTCCGTGCATATCGTGGCAGGTAGCCGCGGGCACGTTGTGCCGAACGATAGCGCGAAGACAGCGGTACACGAATTAGTGCACAACGGGCTGAGAAATGTTTTAGGCCCTGACTACGAGAGCGTGATGCAGGACGTTCATGACAACCTGCACTCCAAGCCTACCGATGTGAGGTCGCCGATCCCAGACGTCGATCGCACGACGGCCAAAGACTGGCTTAGCGAGTACATGGCTCATCATGGCTACGATGACAACGCCCGGGCGCAGCAGCAGCGGGCCGCCGATGAGTACATCGTGCACCTCGCAGAGCACGATCTTGATGACCCGCGCCATGAAAACCCGGGAATAATGCGGAGGGTCTACGCCGCCATCCGAGCCGGTCTGCGCAAGCTCGGCATCGTGCACGAATACACCGATAACGATCTCCGCGCCCTAATCCGCCGTAGCTGGAACGACCCCGTGTCTGTGCATGCGCGCGATGCTGCCGAGCGCAACGGCAATGCTCTGCGGTTCGCGGACAGTGACAACGGATCGGCAGAGCGGTACGCCGCGAACGACCCGCGGGCCCAGCTGCACAAGATGGGCCGCACGCTCGAGGAGCAGCTCGCCCACAACCCCGGATATATCCGCAACCCGCACGATGCGATCGACGCGGCGCGGGAGAAATTCGGCAACGACATCATCGCGGGGCTCAAGGCGGACCTCGAAAGAGCCACGGGACCGGCGAAGGAACGAATACAGGGTCTGCTTACCGATCTCGATGATAAGTACGGCCGCGGTTGGCGAGCCATAGCCCTCGGCGCAGAGCAGATAGAGTCGCTGCCCGGGTGGGTTGCCGCCGACACGGATGTCCACGCCGCCGCCAAAGAGGTCATCAAGACGTGGCGTGACAGAACGCAGCGCCAGAACAGCACGCTCCGGGCCGATAACGAGTTAATGACGGGGTGGGCGGACCTCGCCACTGCAGACCCGAAGGGTCATAAGAATTTCATGGAGCTACTGCAGCGCGAGACTATCGCGCAGACCAACACCTCCAAGCCTTTCGAGAGGCGTTATTCCAAGGAAGCCCTCGAGGCGCGCGGCGTGAAAAACCCCGAGCAGCACCCCGACTACGTCAGGGGAGACAAGACTCGGCGTGCAGAGCATGAGAGCCTGATGAAGCTCCGCGAGAATTTGTCGCCGATAGAGGGCAATAATGCCAAGTGGCACGCGCTCCACGATAAGGTGCTTGCGTATCTCAAGCAGCGCGACGAGGACATTTTCCAAGCTCTCGGCAAGCGCGGACAGGAAACCGGCGCAAGCCCCGAGGCTCAGAAAAACGCCGACACGCTGATAAGGGAGAGAACCAAGCGCCTCGATCCGTGGATACCGCTCGGTCGCTGGGGCCGCCACTGGGGCCTGGCCCTCGACGCCGACGGCAACAAGATCTCCTCCGTGCGCAGCGACAGCAAGGCCGTGATAAATCGGTGGAAGGACAAGATAAAGCCGTTCGATCCGACTCCTCGCTCCGGCGAGGATTTCCAGCGCGACCAGCCGATGAAGCATATCGATCCGAAGTTCGTGACGGACGTTACAGCGGCGACAGAGATCATTACGAATGCCGAGGAGCGCGAGGCGCTTCGTGATTACATCCACCAGCGACAGCTGGAATCTTTACCTCCCAGCTCGATCAAAAAGCACGGGCTGCACCGTGAAGGGATCCCGGGGTACAGCGGAGATGTGTTCCGTGCCGTCGCGGAATATCTACGACAGAGCGGGCGCACCCTCGCGCACCTTGAGAACAATCACAAGATCGAGGCTGCGATCGACAAGGTCAACGATCAGGTCGAGGAGATGCAGAAGCGAGCGGACGGCATCTCAGACCGGGCAGACGAACGGGTCGAGCCGTTGCCGGGAGAGGCGCCCGACGAGAGCATCAACCCCGAAGAGCGGGCCCGCAGAGCCAGCGTTGCCAAAGAGCAGGCGGCCGCTGACGCAGCAGCCAAGGGCGAAGAGCGAGTTGCCGCCGAGCGCGCCCAACGCAAACTGGCAAGCGCGAAAGCTGTCGCTACGGAGTTCAACCTCCGAAAAGACGCGCTATTGAATCCGAAGCCCAATGCTCAGTGGGCGAATGCGGTAAAGAAAGTTGGCTACTACCGATACATCGCGTTCTCGCCGATGACGGCGGCCAAGATCAGGATGCAGAACCCGTGGATGGCCGCCCAGCGGCTCGAGGCAGCGCACCCTGGTCGAGGGCGCGCCGCGATGCGGCAATCGAGCGCCGACTGGCACGGCCGCCCCGGGGGCACCGAGGATGTCGGCACGCTCAGCCGCGCACAGAAGGCGATCAACTTCTCGACCGCACAGTGGGCTCGCGCAAAGGGGCCGCTGACGGATGTGCTCCGCGGCGAACGTCGGGACGCGATGGAAATCGCCATGGATCGCGGACTCATGTCCTCTTCGCTTTCTCACAGCGTAATCAGCGAGGGCAGCAAAGGGTTCGATCCAGAGCCGGGTGTGTTCCACAAATACATAGGGAGCCCGACACAAAAGGCATCTCAATTCCTCATCGGTCACGCCGAGGCGGCTAACCGCCAGATCACGTTCGACGCGGCCTACAGACTGGGGCGCGAAGATGGGATGACGCACGAGCAGGCGATCGAGCACGGCTTGGACATAGCGATGGAAAGCCATTTTGACTACAGCCAAGAAGGAAAGCCCCGCTACCTCCAAAGCGACCTCGGCGGGGTAATCGGCCAGTACAAGATTTTCCCCCTCGGCGCGACGTTCCGCTTGATCCGCGATTTCCGCAATTCGATCGACAAGGACCTCACGCCGCAGCAGCGGTCGTATCACGGCCGTGTGTTCTATCGGACTCTCGCCGCGACTGCGATGTACGGCGGACTGTTCGGGGTCCTGCCCGGGCAGTGGCTGCTCAATCGCCTAGCGTCGGGGCTAATGAGTTGGTATGGACAGGCACCGAGCATCGATCCCAAGACCGGCAAGCCTCGTGTCGATCCCAAGACCGGGAAGCCACTGGGGCGGCAAGGGCAGCACTTCTGGAATGCCATGGCGTATCCCGAGATCAACGCCAAGCACCGACTGTGGGAATGGGCCGCGAACGGACCCGACCAATGGCTCCGCGACCATTTCAGCGCGCACTGGGGTAATCGAGTGGCCGATTCCATCACCGACGGCCCGATATCTGGCATGACGGGCATCTCGATGTCGAATGCCGTGGGATACTCCGATCTTCTCTCCCGTCCGCCGAATCCGGCGCTGAGTGGGAAAGAGCAGCTGGCCGACTCGCTGTTGCAGTACATGGGTCCGGGCGTCTCTACGCTGTTCGACCTCTACCAGATGGGAAGCAATCTCGTCGACGGTCAGATCAGCCGCGCACTTGATTATCCGATCCACGGTGTCCCGGCTGGAGTAAACCGCGCGATCCGCGAGTCGAAGGAAGGCGTCGGCGGCGCGAGCAGCGATAAGTTCCCTGACCTGGGAAGCGCCCCGGGGCAGTACGGCAACACCTCGGGACTCAAGCTCGTCCCGGCGGGCGGCCTCAACTGGGGCGAACTCGCGCTCACAGCCATCGGCGGCACGCCGGAGTCTGTACAGAGCAAGCGTGAGCGAGCGCAGGAGATAGAGGAAGAAGCCAAGAACATCGAACATAACAGGACCGCGGCGATCGATATCCGGGCGCAGGCCGAGGTGAGGAAGCGCAAAGACAGCATCCTTGACCATGCCGCGGCAGCCACGATCGTGAAGGACGATCAGGAGATTAAGGCCGCCAATGCGCAAGTAGAAGAATTTAACAACCGTCATCCTAACTATGGCATTTCGAACGACGACATCGACCGCCACATTGCTGCGTTCTATGGCAAGGCGAAAGAAACGCAGGATGGCGTCACGATGCCTCCGCGCCTGCGGTTCGACATCGACACTCACGACGGCAGCCATGTCGGGCCGCCACCGCAAGAACCAGAGAGCACCAGCAATACGGAGGAAAGATGAGCGTTTCAAACAGAGAACTGATGGCTGTCTTGCTTGAGTTGCGCACGACCACGGGCGACATCAAGGCGCTCTTGGACCAACACGCCAAAAGCTTCGCGGCTCATACTGCAGAGGATGCCCTTCTGGCTCATGACGTGCGGCAGCTCGCTAGAAAACAGCGGGGCTTCGTGGCTGGCGTTGTCGCTGCTACGATCGCGATGGGAGCAGGGGTATTGCTGGCGCTGAAGTGGCTGGTCGGAGGCGGTAAGTGAGCCTCGGAAGAAGAGAACTCAGTTTATCCGGAGGTTTAGTATGAAGAAAAAAGCATTTCGCAGAATCCACCCCTCGGCGGCCGCGGGTCGTAGCGGGACTCCCACTTTCGCACCGGGCGGAGAACCCTTCATGGGAGGAGGCGCACCTGTTCGCGGCTTACCGCCGGCGGTCGATCCGCCACGAATAGCCGACGCGAATGCGGCACCGCTGAACGCCTCGTCGGATGACGACACGTCGGAGCTCGCATGAACGCCGGGGACGAGGCAGCGCATGCGCTTCTTCTCCCGCCGAATAAGGGCGACGTCGTGCTTAGTCTTCTCGCGGTGATGCTCGACGGGCAGCACCCGTAAGTTCTTGACGCAGTGTAGGTCCGTAAGGCCGTGGACGGCGCCAAGCTCCAACGGCACGACATGATCGACGTTCATCCCCGGCCCGCTCTGCACGTAGACCGCCTCGATCTGAGCATCTGTGCAGCATCCGCATCGCTGGGCTAGCTCTAGCGCACGGCGTTTCGCGCCATAGGCGCACATCTTGCCTGGATTCGCAGCGCGCCATGCCGCCTTGTTAGCCTTACTGCGCTCGGGATTTGCGGCGGCCCACGCCGCCTTGTTAGCCTTACTGCGCTCGGGATTTGCGGCGGCCCACGCCGCCTTGCGCGCGGCTTCGCGTTCGCGATTGGCGGCTCGCCACGCCGCCTTGTTAGCCTTATTGCGCTCGGGATTTGCGGCGGCCCACGCCGTGACGTTCGCTTTCACGCGCTCGGGATTTGCGGCGGCCCACGCCGCATCGGTCGCCTTCTTATGCTCGAGGTTCGCAGCACGCCACGCCGCCTCGTTAGCCTTCTTGCGCTCGGGATTTGCGGCGGCCCACGCAGCAGCGTCCGCCTTCGCACATTCCACACATCTCTTGTTTGATACATACCGCGTCGTGCCGCAGCACTTACCACACGGGCCGCCTTCGAACGTGCGGCTCATTTAGCAGCTCGCTTCGGGAAATACATAAAGGAGCCACCGCGCTGCTCGAAGCCGGCACGACGGCAACGCGGTCTAGTCGGGATCAACAGAGCTCTCCGTGGTGGTGCCATCGCTCTCGTCCTTCGGCTCAAAGCTCCGACGAGCCAGATCGCTGATCTCCATTGCAAACGTGAGGCTTAGCGCGTCGGCGGCGTCAGGGGATTGAAGACCTCTCTTCTTCATCAATCTCTTCGATTCCAGCCGGACGCGCTGGCGCTCGTCGTGGTCGTATTCTCTTTGCGTCAAGGAGTCACGCAGGTCAAAATCATCTTTCGGCAGATCCATACCGGGGAGGGCTTCGCGCATGCGATCCCAGCATTCGGCGTTCTTATCGTGGTAGCGAATTTCGTCCAGCGCCCGTTCACCGGCATTGACTTCCACGACCCCGTGCCCGAGCGCCATGAGGTAGTCCACAACTCCCGCGCCGACACCAACACCGTCGACAAAGACCGCAACCGCAGTCCAGTCTTTCGCGGCGCGTATAGTCTGCTGGGCCACCTCTATGGTATTTAGACCCCGAAACCGCCTCAGCTCATGGACCTTTCGACCTTGCCTCACACAGATGACAGACTGGTCATCGCCGAAACGTGCGACGTCGACTCCTAAGACCACAGGCAACAGCATCCACGCCTCGAGCTGGAGGCTCCTCTTCATCGCCATCTCGACGACCGCAGCAGAAATAAATTCCAGAGAACCGCGGCGCGGAAAGAGTCCAAGGACGCGCACGCGCGTGAAGTCGGAATCGATGCCGCCGTTGGCCTTGATCTGCGCTTCCAACTCCCCCTTATCCGTAAATCTCACGGAGCGGCTGTCGACGGTCTGCGTACCCCAGCGCGAGTCCGGGTCGGTGAAAGCGCGATAAAAGCGGCCGCTGTTTTTCGTCGGGTTACCAAAGATGCACCATATCGACCGCGGATCGGTCATGGCGCCCTCGGTCACCTCGAAAATCTTATCCGGAATCGCTGACGCCTCATCGAAGACGATGAGCTTGTACTTGCCGTGGCGGCCCGCGAACGCCTCGGATCTATGCTCTGACCATGGCTCCGCTTGGACAGCCCACGTAGCCGGATGATCTTTGTGCCAGAACTTGGTTGCGCTCCACTTGAACCAGTGTCTGTTGATCGCTCGCTCATGCCACAGGGCAAGCTCACGCCAAGTTTTCGTTGACAGCTGCGACATGGTGTTGGCGGTCACGACTCCCGTGAGGTGAGCACGAGTAGACATCGCCCACAAAATCAGCCAAGCCACTGTGGTCGTTTTTCCGATTCCGTGACCGCTAGCAATCGCCTCTCTAATGTTGGCGTCCGGATCCGCCTTCAGCTGTGCCGCCATGCGTTCGAGCAACTCCAGCTGCCAGGCCTCAGGACCGTCCGAATCGGCGAGCGCATCGCGGCCCCAATTGAAGGCGTAGGCCACGAAGCCCGCCGGGTCGTCATAAAACTGCCGCATCTGTTCGTATAACGCTGCATCAGTCTCCATGTCTGCTCCTTAATCAATGCCGTAGGACGCCGGAGGCGTCTGTGGCTGCTCGTCTTGTGCCTCTACATCAGCGGCTGGCTGCGCTGGCTCGATAACCGCATCAACAGCGGATTCTCTTTCGTCTTGCGAAATCAGTCCGGGGGCTTTCCCAGCGCGGTGACGATCAAGCCGACTGCGCGCCTCGAGGAGCGCGACGGCGTTAATCTCGACAGTGACCTGCGCTTTCTCTTTCGGCGGATTCCATCTCTCGCCTTCGTAGGCTTGGCCGATGCGTACTCTCATTTCGGCCTGCAGTTTTGCTCTAGCCACCGCGGCGTTGTTAGGGACGAGCGACGTTACCGGATTCCCGCGGTTGTCGAGCTTGGTCGACTCAAGCACATCCGCCGATTTGTCATCGATGATCTCTATGACTTGGTCGACGTGACGACGGACGGAGATTTTCTTGGCCGCTTCGTAATGCGGTTTCAAACCGGGGAGTTCGGTCATCTGAGAGAACTCTGTTAGCTCATCAACGCCCCGGACAGCGATAACCGCGTCGCGTTCTTTCATTCCGGCGGAGATGCGCTTGCAGGTTTCGTGGTAATCCAACAGAGAGTACGCACGCCGCTCGCTGACACTCAGCGCAGCGAGAAGGCGCTGCTGCTCCGCCGGAGCATCATCCCTCGCCATGAACGCTATATCGCCACGGCAAACCTTTGCCGCCTCCATGGCTTCGAGAAGCGGCTTGCCGCGACTCAGCTCAGTCAGGAAGACCTGCCAGCGCTCATGGGTCCTCCTGGCCACATCATTTGCCACGATCGTCTCCTCTTCTCTTTCGCAGTCGTTTCGGATCCACCCGCCGTAACGCATGCAACTGCTTCCGAACCCAACGGGCCGATGACGGAGTCACGCTCGCTTCAGCGTACGTCCGTAGCGAACCGAGCGCCCGCAAGCGCCGGGCTTTCGCCGCCCCGAGATAGCGCTGCTCGAGCGTCTCGTCACGCTGCGTCAGCTTCACGTAAATTGTGAGTTGAGTCTCTGACAGTCCGTGCTCGCGGCACGCTTGCCTCAGGCTCATTCCGCTAGCGATGGCGCGCTCAAGGCTCCTCAGGAGCCCCGGCGGCCAGTTCTTGCGCCTGCCGGCCGCCCTAGCCTTATCGTACCGTTGCGCCAAGCGCGGCTCGAGCCGGAGGTAAGCGGCAAAATTATCGCGGCAGATTCCAGCCGCCTTGAGTGCGTCGGCCTTGCGCGTGCCGCGGGAGATCAGAGCCATCGCTTTGGACCACTGCTCAATGGAAATGGGCGCGTCGCTTGGAGTTGGGAGAGGGTCCGGCTGCTCCGCGAGGACCGCCTTACCGTCCTCGGGGAAGCAATCGATGAGGTCCTGCGCCGCGAGCTGCGTTGCGAGGTAGGCAGGGTGGCTCACGTTGTTCAGGGTGCTCATGGATGATGGTTGCATGCCGCCGGGCCACAGCCCCAAAAGCGGCCCAGCGAGGCCAGCTGCTCGGGGTCGGCAAGTGCAACATCGAAGCTGACGCCCACCTGCAACCAACCAACTAGTCTCTGCAAGTCTGCCCGGAGGCGTGCGGCTTCCCCCGGATCGGAGTAAGTTATGAAAGTCAGGCGATCGCTGCGCATCGTGATGGCGACGACCCACGTGAGCAGTCCACGCCGCCAAGCAGCGCGCAGCAAAACTAGTAGTATGCGGGCACGTAGCCGCTGGAGTCGCTCCAGCACAAAAACAGCAACTCGGCGCTCCGGGGTGCCGTGCGTCAGGACCCAGTGCGGGCCATAAGCACGGGTAAACTCAAATACATCAGGCTGCGGCATGTTAGTTCGGCCTCGTCGCCGGGGTCGGCATAGTCTGAAGATAGCGTTCGATATGACGCCCCATACGGGCGTGATGCCTATTCAGTCTTGCTTGAAGACGCGGCGACGGTGCCGTGGACACCAACTTGTGCAGTCGGTCAGCATGGGCAGCCTGCCGCCTCCCAATGGCGACCCAAGTCGAAAAAGTCATGTGCGCTCCCCGTATGGCGTGCCGTCGAGCTGTATTGCGCAGGTTTCTCTCCGCGTGCGCGTCTCGAAGAAACCCTTCAGCTCGGGGTACATCGACATGGCGAGGCGCGCGAGGCCGCTCGCGGCGTTGTTGTTTATCTGTAGCGTGCCCCGCCCAAGCTCGCCCACATCGCTCTGAAACCGCAGGACGCAAATAATCCCTTGTGCGGAGTAACGCTTAAATCCCAGATTCTGTAGCCTGCGCGCCACCTCCACGAAGGCGCCAAACAAATGGGGGTTGAGTTGGAGCCAAGCCCAGAAATGCTCGGGGTACTCGGTGTTGGATTCTTCTTCCTCGGGCCACCAACGCGGCTCGTCAAACCACTCCACCGTGGCGGCGGTCGCAGTTTCTTGGGTAATGCCGGCTGTGATGTTGCCGATTGTTGGCTCCATGCCGTCGCCTTCCACGTCGAATTCCTGGGTCATACTGGCTGCTCCGGTTCCGTCTCGAGGCGCTCAGGTACGGGAACGAGGAGCTCCCTAGAAAGCTCAACACGCAGCACGCGGAAGATGATTCCCGGGTTCTTGTTAGCGAGCCGGGTCGCCTCGCTAATCGCGGGGCCTTCGGTCTCGTATCGGTAGCGAGGCGCAGTGCCCGTTCCGGCCGTCCAGACCACCCAGAACTGG